AAAGAGTGAAAGAAAGAGTGAAAAAGACAAAGTAGAAACAAATAAAGATGATAGTGATAATTTGGATGAATTAGCAAGGGATTTAACTTTAAGTTCATCAGATACAGATACAGAATCAGATTCTTATACAGAATCAGAGTCAGATTCTTATATGGATACAAATTCTACAAAGACTACAATGGAACCATTATATATAAGTGAGGGTAGATTAATTAATGGTACAGAAGACTTGTTCAAGTTACCTACACCTTTAGAATTATTGGGTGACAAATTTTTCGAGGCATTTACGGTTAAACCAAGTGATTTTGATGAAACGTGTGCGATGTATTTTAATGCTGGGTTTTAGATTGGTTTCATTAATTTATTATATTAATTTATTATATTAAATATAATATACACGATGGAAGACAGAAATGTTTTTTTATACTGGGTTGGTAAAGAATACAATTTAATTTCTATATTTAGAAATTTAATATATTTGCATTCAAAGAATGGTAAGGGGTACAAAGTACATTTAATAACAAATGTAAATATAAATAATTATGTAAAAAATTTACCTAGTTTTTTCAATAATTTATGTCCAGCACATCAGGCTGATTTTGTAAGAGTAAATGTTATTTGTGATTATGGAGGTATATGGTTAGATAGTGATACGCTTGTTTTAGATAGCTTGGATAGTTTATTCGATTTTATTGAAAACAAAAATGGGTTTTTTATAAGAGAAAATAATCAAATTTTATGGAACGGAATATTTGGTAGTAAACCCAATACACCTTTAATCATAAGATGGAAAAATGAAATGTTAAAGAAATTAGAAGAAACACAGGGTCGTATTGGGTGGACTGATATAGGCAATACTATACTTGAAGATATATATAATAAAAATTCTAGTTTATACGATGATTATAATATATTTTATGGTTTGGACAATTTGTATCCAGTTAATTGGAATAATTGTGTAAATGAATTTATAGATAAACCATATGATAATTATAAAAAGATTCTTCGGGACTATCAACCATTAATAGTATTAGTAAATTCAGTATATAGAAAATTAGAAGAAAAAACAGAACAAGAGATATTACAAGCAAATATGCCTTTGAATTATTTTATTAATAAATCGTTTGAAAATATGAAGCTAATAGATTATGATTTTATTGAAATAGGAACAAGTGATTTTGATACATTAATACAATGCGCAGATGATAATACAAAGGGTATTTCAGTAGATGCTGTAAAATATTATATTGATAATTTACCAAATAAACCGAATTGTAAAAAAATTAATGTAGGAATTTCCAATATTAATTCATATATAGATGTTTATTACATACCTGAAAACATAATAAAACAAAATAATTTAGAAAGTTGGTTCAAAGGGTGTAATTGTATAAACGATTATCATCCACTACATATAAAACATAATGTTTCACATTTATGTGTAGTAGAAAATGTAAAAGTAATTACTACACGTGAACTATTTTATCAAAATAATGTAAGAAATGTTAAATATTTAAAAATAGATACAGAGGGTCATGATTGTATTATTTTGAAAAATTTATTTTTTTATATAAAATTCTTACCTATTATTTTCTATCCTACTAAGATAATGTTTGAAACAAATGAGCATAGTAATAATAAAGATGCAGATGAAATTATACAATTATATTGTTCTATAGGTTATAAATTAAAAAGTAGTGGATATGATACTGTATTAACTTTATAAGAAAATATATGCGTTGTTCTAATAAGTTATTTGTTTGGTTTCATTATTTTTTTTCATTAATTTATTATATAATCCTCGCTTATGTCAATGTCTACAAAAATAGAAGACTTACCAGGTCCTATACCTGAAGAAGTCCGTAATGATTTAAACAATATCCAAAATAATTTTCGCCATCAAAATAAAGACCAATATGAAGATGATATTGTAAGACAAAATACATTACAAAATAGCCAACCAATCGAACCACGTGTAAATCCAGAGATATACAGACAATCACCTCAGGAATCAAATATTCAGTTGAATATTAAAAAACGTGTGAAATTTGAAGATGATAGTAAGGAAAAAGCTAGTGAAAAAGAAAACGAGAGTTTTCTAACATTTATTCAAAATCAAGTTAATGAAGATAACTTGTTATTATTACTAGTTTTAATCGTATCATCTAGGACAGATCTTGATCCATATATCAAAAATTTACCTGGGATAGGTGGTCAATTAACTGATTCGTTAATTTTAGTAACGGTAGTTAGATGTTTTTTGTTATTGGTAATTTATATATTATTTCGCCAATACATTTTACCTAAAATCAAAGTTTAATTGCTATTTAAATTAAGTTGTTTAATGTTAATTTAAAAATTGTTATACTAAATGTATATATAGATATGGATTTATGTTATTTAAATGGATCATTTACTAAAATTTTTAGTAAAGAAATAATTTTAAATAAACCTATTGAGGATGCTAATTTTAGATTAATATACGGTGAATTCAAGAAATTGTATATTATAGATGCGAATGATATACCAGAGGCTTATAGAAATAGTAACTATATTAATATGCACAATATAACAAAAACAGAATATTTTGATAATTATGTAAGATTTTATTATTATTATCAAGAATACTCAATTTATCCATATTTGGATTACAGAACAATTGATGAAATGAAAGCTGAGCCTATAGGAATTGTTTCTAGGCATAATTCTTTTATAAAGCCAGCACCCAATAATCACACAAAGGCTGTATTGGTTGCAAGGGTTGAAAAAACAATGGAAGGTGATAATCCCAAATATTTTATGAAGTATTATGTAAATAATAAAATAATAGAAAATATAAAATTGTGTAAAAGAGAATGTAGAACTAATATTATAACACAAGTTTTAGTTCAACAAAAATTAAATGAATTGTTGAATAAAAATAATAATTCGTTATCAAATATTATAAACACTGTACCGACTGTTCTGGATTCTTTAAAAAATGTAGATGCAGGATTATTATTAGATACTATTTCATTATACAATTATCAGTTAGCAGATATTGAATGGATGAATAAGATTGAAGAAGATATTTTAAATGATAATAATATTATTAAATATCAATATACACCTGCGTATGGTGTATTAAATAATCAATTCTTATTACACAATAATAATTTATTTCCAAATTATTTTGATATAAATACATATAGTACATCAGTAGAATTTAAATATTATGGTGGTAATATTATTTCAGAAGTTGGATTAGGAAAAACGTTAGTAATGCTGTATCATATTTTAAAGGACAATTTAAAAACGGATGATTTTTATTCTAGACATGTAGAATTTACTGATACGTGTAATTATTTTTACAAACGTGGAAAATCAAAAGGGCAAAATTGTATTAAAACTAAATTTAATGAAATTCATTGTAAGGAGCATAGAAGTACACCTTTTGTGGATAAACGTTGTATTAATTTTAAGAATCTTGAAGATTTTGATATAACAAATTATATTTGTAATAAAGATTCAAAGGAATATATTAAAACAAATGCGTCTATAATTATTTGTCCAAATCATTTATGTGATCAATGGATACAAGAATATTATTCTAAATTCAAAAACAAACACAGAATGGTTTTAATTGTAACAAGTGATCAATTTGACAATCTAACATTTGGCGACCTTTTGTTTGCAGATATTGTTGTTATATCATACAACTTTTTATTAAACAAAAAGTATAAACCATTACCATATTGTAATTTGGCAAGTTTTATTGGTGAAAAAATATCTGTAGATATTTTAGGTGATATGACAGTAGAAAACAAACGTAGTTTATTAAATTCAAAAGCGTTAACTTATTTAGATTTGTTTTATTGGAACCGTGTTGTTTTAGATGAAGTTCACGAAATAGAAAATATGACGCGAAGTTGTGTTTTAAAATCGACCATTTTAAGTTTGAAGAGTATATATAGATGGAATGTTTCAGGTACTCCATTTGCAAATAAAGTTAGTGGATTTGTAAATTTGATGGGATATATATCAAATTTTGGAGTGGAAAATTACAATTATAATTATACAAACGATGCGTTGGATACGGAAATGTTAATAAAACTAGGTATGGATTCAAACATTATTGATGACTGCAAGTTTTTATTTAGAAGAAATACAAGGGAGTCTATAAAGAATGAATATAGTGGTAATATTATAAGAGATTTTGTACATAAATTAAATTTTACTACACAAGAAAGATCTATATATGATAGTTATGCACATTCTAGTAGAACAAATTATTATAATTTTTTGATTAAATTATGTTGTCATCCAGAACTAAATGTAGATACTAAAGAAATGATCAGAAATTGCAAAACTTTTGATGAAATTCAAAAATGTATGTTGGATTATAACAAAGGTTTGATGGAAAAAGAACAGACAAGTTATAAAAATGCAAACGATGACATTAAACATTATGAAAATGAAATTGAAAAATACAATATTACAGAAAATGAAATTGAATTAGAAATAGTAAATACATTACGTATAAAATTAAATACTGCAAAACGTCAACATACACTTCATAAAAAAAATTATGATGAAATTGAAAGAACTTTTAATTATTTAAAATCTTCTATTGAAAATCTACGTTCTGATGACAATGAAATAACTTGTCCTATATGTTTAGATGATATAGATAAAGAAAGTATTGCTATAACAAAATGTGGTCACAAATTTTGTTGGGATTGTATATACGAAACACACAAGGTACAATCACATTATCAAAACTCTTGTAGAATTAAATGCCCAACTTGTAATTCAGTCATGGAAAATACCGAATTGTATTTATTAAAGGATCAACAAACGACTACAGATGCAATTACAGATCTGGATAAAATTATACAAAATACAAAATCTACTAAAATTGGAAATATTATTTATTTTTTGAAAACACATTTAAAATCTGGGGATAAAGTTATTTTGTTTTCCCAATGGGATGAAATGTTAAAAAAGATAGGAACAATGTTGACGGCTCAAAAAATTAAAATTGTTTTTTGTAATGGAACTGTATATCAAAAGAAACGTGCCATTAGTAATTTTTGCAAAGACAATACGATTAATATTATTTTATTGTCATCAAGAAATGCTGCTAGTGGTATCAATTTAACAGAAGCAAATAAAATTATATTATTAGAACCAATCTATGGTAGTAAGGAATATAGATATGATATAGAATCACAGGCTGTTGGTAGGGCTGATCGTCTTGGTCAAAAACGCCCAATTGATATCCATAGATTTATAATTAAAGATACAGTAGAAGAAGACATTTTGAACAATTGTGTAGATGATACAAAACTCAAACAATTATCTTTAAATTAAAGTCAACAGTAAATGAATTTAAAAAATTGAAATTATATACATTTTTTTTATAAAATGTATAATATATGATTTATGAACATATACCAACTCAAGAAATTTGTAAAAAACATATTTTAGATAAAATACAAGATGTTTACCTTTTTGGTACATCAAAAGAAGATATTGATTATATAATTAATATTTGCAAATTATTAACTGAAAATTACAAAAATCAATATTTTTTCGATATTATATCAGATTTAGAGAATAAAATTATATATTCATCTTCTGATATATACGCCTTAAATGACATTGATAAAATTAAAAACTTTATTAAATATAATTTAAAAAAATAATTTGAAAGTAATTTGAAAGTAATTTAAAAACATAAGTTTTAAGTTTAATAATATGCATGACAAAATACTACACAATGAACAAAACAATGAACAAAACAATGAACAAAACAATGAACAAAACAATGATCAAAACAATGATCAAAACAATATAGCAATAAATTTTAATAAACAAACAAATTCTGTAGCTATTCAAAAAGATTATGAAAGGTATATTTCATTTGATGCATTACCTGAAACGATAGAATTTGTATATGAAGACGATGTGTATTTTAAACATCTTGCGTTTGCTAACCAGACATATTTTGAACATTTTAAAGATGCAATAAAGTATAGTTTTATTAGTTTAAAAGCGTCATTTCTGTTTTTTTGTCATGCCATTTGGCCAGATATATTTATAAAAACTGGATCTGGTACTATTCATGAACTTAGTAAAAATATCTCTGAAAAATATCAAAAAAGAATACGTGAAATTATAGAAAAACAACGAAATTAATAACTGTTATTTGTTAAAAAATTTTTTTGAGAATACTTATTTATCCGAAGAAAAATTAAGTATTAACTTGCTTATCTATTGGTCGAAAAATAATTTTTCTAAATCTATTCATTTGTTTATCTAGAATAACATTATCGGTTATATGATTAAAGTCAAATCCTATAAGACGTTGTATTAAAAAATAAATTGCATATACGCCACATTCACTATTTTCATATTGGTGTTTTTTAGAATTAAGACAACGTTTATAATCTAAACCATGTGATTTTATGTACTTGTAAATAATATCTATAAAAGATTGTATATTTTTATTAGGTCGTCTTGCTGCAGAATCATAATACTCTAATGTTTTTGATGTATTATCTATCAAAAATGTTACCCAATGACTACCTGGTTGATCGTGTTCGTCTAAATTAAAAACGACAGCAATTCTTTTATGATTAAAAATTTTAGAATAATCAACGTTTGTTATTTTGTAAAAATCAGATGGAAGAGCACCTAAAAATTTAAAACTTGGGTCAATATCTTGATATTGTTGTAACACATTATTTATATCTTGTGTACTAAGCCATGCATTTTGAGTACGTGTCATTTTTGGTTTAAATGTAAACCACATTAATTTTTCTTTTAAATTTTCATCTTGGATTTCATTAATAAAATCTAAATCTATCCAACAGTATTCATAAGGACATAAATATTTTAATCTTTTGTATATAGAATACCACAATTCACGTTTTGTTTTTTTGTCTATTTTTATTGGCATCTTTGGGTTACAAGATATATTTTTTTGTTTACTCTTAGTTTTTACTAGAGCTGGACAACTTTTATTTTTTAATATATAATCATTAAACGCAGTTGCTATTTGTTTTAATTCATCAAATTCAAAGCATGTATAATGATCTTTTATATCAATACTAGGTGCACAATATGACATTACTTATTATTACCATACAAATTAAAATTTTACAAATTAAAATTTTACAAATTAAAATTTTACAAATTAAAATTTTACAAATTAATTCTTATTTAAAAACAAAAATATTTAGGAAAGATATAATAATGTACGAGAGTTCTGGTGCTGAATATTATGATATCTTTATGAAACAATTTATGCAAACATTAGGTCAGTTGGGTGCTGCTATTTTAACATCAACTTTAGCTGTACCAGTGTATTCTTATTATACTCGGAATTCACTATTATTACCTAAAAAAGAATGTATTAATGAAGTGTATAGTACTGAAAATGAATTTAATAAAAATTTAAATGAATCAGACAATATTACAGAAAAAGATATTA